CGCGTTTATAAACGTCCTGCGCGAGCGACTCAGTCGCTACGGCGAAGGCGTTGAAGACATTGGGACAAGCCATATTGAGAAAAAATTAAACCGACGTTATCTGCATTTGGTAGGCCATTCTATCCATCCATCAAACGATGGCGGACCGGACCTACGCGCTGACCGATGCGGAGCGTCATTGCCGCTTAGACAGTTTTGCGATGGCTGACCAAGCCTCCGCCTTGCTTAAGGTCGATAAGCCGGACTGAGACACACTGGTGCCTTACGCGTCAATCAGAATAAGTCTTGATCGAGAATACTATCAGTCAGTTCGCTCTGCTCGGCAATGTAGCTTTTGTATCCCTTGATGATCGTTCCGATCCTGTGCGGCTGGATGATATGCTCCTTCGCGATGAATCCCCTGAACGTATACGGACCGGGAAATTGACCCGTCATCAGAGCATAGAAATCCACGCCATCGGTCTTCGAACCTTTGCGCGCATCGACCAGCAGCTTTCCATTCTCGTACTTCGTCGTCTTTACATCGATGCGAATGCCCGGAGGGATAGGCGGGATAATCGCGTCGTAGAGCGGGTGCGGAGGCTCGCGATCCGTGTCGATGTCGGGATAGACATTAAATAGCTTACAGAAGGCTATCTCGCCGCACACGCCCTCCAGATCAACCGTCGAAGCGTCCTCTGGACTAATCTTCAAGTTCGTCAGATTGAAATGACGATTATTGCCGGAACGATTCTTAGCCACGAAGTGGGCCAACTTCCTCTCAGCTTGATTGAGAGAAATAACTTGACCAATTTTAATTTTACTTAACATGGTCAAAAAGACGGAAAATTTTTGAGGGGGGTATCGTAAACGAAGCCACCCCGCAAAGGGGGTGCCAGGTCCTACGTCAATAATCGTGCCAATCCTAGGAAAAAGCATCCTTTTGCCCCATTAGATTTACTTATCCTGACTATAAGTTTCTACGTGTTGCACAATGTGTGTTATATTCACTTCAAACGGGATTGCTCACGACAACCTCAGCGAATCGATCCGGCATAGAACCCAGCAAGTTAATCGAGACGCTGGTAGCCTCGCCTTGCTCTGACCAGCCGAATACAAGTGCGCTCCGCTTGGCGACGCTGTTCAGTATCGTCTCGCGAGTTGCCTCGTCCTTCAGGCCGTCTAGGTCGTAAGAGTCAACGCGCTCAAGCGTAGAAGCTGCATCGGCCGCGAGACGATTCCTGACGAGAATAGAAAGAGCCTCAAGACTCTTTTCTGTCTTTACAGAAATGTCTGTAAGAGAAATCGATTTCGCCTCCCGTCTTAATTTCGTCAGCCCCTCTCTTTCAGCGCGCTTCTGTAAAGTCGCTTTCTTTGCCCCCAGCTTGCCCGAAATGGCTCCCCAGTCGCTTCCCGCCAAGTACAGGCCGCGCGCCGTTTTCCACTGGTCATCTGTCAACTTCATCTGTCGGAAGCGTACAGACGGCCTGACGGGCCGACAAGCGCGCTGACGACAGGTTGACGACAAGCGCGAAATTCCCCAGTAAATCCGGCATTTTTCTCTCTCTCAAAAATATTCTCAATTTTTCTTTGACTCTTTCCACCCTCCACCCTAGTCTGTCCGCAGCAATGAAAACCGCGCTTCAAAAAATTCTGTCAGCACTGGCAACGGCCGCGATTTACGCTGCCCTAGGTTACGCGTTTTATTTCCTTTTCTTCGCTTCTCAACTCTAACCCTCAACCGATCAAACCCAATGAACGTTCATCTAACCCTCAAATCTTCCAATGTCAAAACCGGGCCAATCCCGGTGTCAACCTCATCGGCCGTTACTTGTAGTGACGCATGTCCGTTTAAGAAAGACGGTTGCTATGCCGACTCCGGTCCTTTGGCTCTTCATTGGTCAAAAGTAACATCTGGTCAACGCGGTTTTGATTGGGCCGCTTTCTTGGGCAAGATCAAATCCTTTCCGGCCGGTCAATTGTGGCGTCACAATCAGGCCGGAGATTTACCGGGTGTCGGAGATTCAATTGACGCAACCGCACTAGATGAGCTTGCAACCGCAAACATGGGCAAACGTGGGTTTACATACACCCACAAGCCGTTGACACCCGATAACGTGTCCGCACTACGGTCCGCCAATGAACGCGGTTTTGTTGTCAATCTGTCCGCCAATTCGATTTCACATGCCGACACACTTGCCAAGCTAGGTCTTCCGGTTGCGGCCGTTGTCCCTCAGGACAGCGCGGACCGTTTTACGACACCCGACGGAAACCGCGTAGTCATCTGCCCCGCACAACGCGTTGACGGGATTTCCTGCAACACCTGCCGCTTATGCGCGAAAGGAAACCGTGGATTTATCGTGGGCTTCAAGCCGCACGGTACGGGTGCCAAACGCGTTCAACGAATCACAACGGCCGGTTGACGGTACGCGTCAAGCTATCGGAAACGGTAGTTTGCGGCGTCTCTTCAATCCATCAAATCAAATCAAACCAATGAAAGAAAACTACCCATCGAATCAAACCGAAAAGCTCGAATGCGCCTTGCACCTTTTGCTGTCCGCATTTGACAAGAAACTGTCCGACGGCCGCGCCGTCAATCAAACGCTGTCCTTAGAAGCAAAGGAAGCTTTCTACGGCCCGATCCTAGGCGCGCGCCTTGCTTTGCAATCCATCAAATACAACGAATAAAATAACATGGCCACACTATCAAACAACGGTTTCGAAACCGCGCGGTTCAATCAATTGAAAGCTTCGTTTTCCGTGCGCTCAAACGGTAAAGTTCTCAAAAACGACGGTTTCGGATGGAAGGTTTTCCATTTAAAGCCTGAACACACGGCCGAAACCTTTCGCGCGCATTACGAGGCTATCGAATCGAAGCTTTCGCAGCCTTACCGGATTTACCGCGCGGCCGTACAGGCGGAGTTTCCGCTCCCGGTTCGTTGGCAATATCTCATCCTTCGGGATTTATTGGGCGACGATATTGATGGGATTTATTCGGATTTACAGGACCGACATATTTACACTGATTTAGACACCCTACAGGAACTCCACGAATTGCATAAAACCTATCGCGCGGAATACGAGGCGCGCAAATCAGGAAAGGTTACCGCTTGAAACTCGCAGAATTTATCCGCCTTCGATCCTTCGAAGATCCTTTCACACTGGCCAACGAACGCTGGCAATTTGTCACGGTCAAACGCGCCGATGGACAGGAAGACATCGGTGTTTATCGGTTCTCAACCGACTTGTGCCACGAATACGCAGACTTTCGCGCCCTCTTTAACTTAGCCTAAACCCAACGCATCCAATGAAATCAATCCAACGAATCGAAAACGCGGTAGATAACCTGTTAAACGGCAACCTTACGCACGCACGCAAGTCGGCACGCGGCCTGACATACTCTGACATATTCGACTGGCTGACTGGTCCAGTCGGATGGACTGAAAAACGCTCCCGCGCATGCGCCGATTATCTGATCGGACGAATAGATTACCGCACCTATTGCAACGCTGACCGCTGACCTATCCTACGCGCATCATGCCGAAAAGCGTGCTGCGACAGGGTAGGCCACAAGTCCTCCTCAAACCAACGAAAGCATCCAATGAAATATTCCCTCTTCGACCATTTCAATATGCGCACGATATCGCGCCACCGCTCCTTCGAAACCGCTTCCCGCGCACAGGTCCGCCATTCCCGCGCTCTTAAACGGACGCACGGCAAGAATTCCTATCTTCCGACGGTCGTAATGCTCAACGGTCAAATCACTCTCAAATAATCCCATGAATCCAAAGCTAATCCCCATTCTCGAAAAGATAATCGCTCGCGATACGGTCCTGTCGTCTTTCGAAGCGCGCCGGCTCCCGTTATCCGCCCGCGCCTACGTTCGCCATAATTACCGCATGGACGATAGTTTCACTCCCGAGGAGCAAGACCTAATCGAGGAACTCCCGCCGTTCGCCGACGACATAGCAGACTCTTTCCGCGCCGGCACTGGCGGTGACGCATCCGTCTATCACCTATTCGAAGACGGCTCCCTGTGGCTCAAAACCAACGCGTACAGCAGCATATGGGCGGACGCACGCGACTTTGCCGTCGAAGTCATCCTCCCGCGCATGACCCTGAACCGCATGGACGCGCAATTGCTCCGCGCTATTGACATGGACGATGCGGTTGACGGCGTTCGACAGGACTTTTTCACCGCTTTTGCCGGCGTGCTGCACCGCTCATGCCGTATCGCGCATTGCGACGCTCGCGGACATTGGGACGCATTCACGCGCCAACTGGACGACGGTCAGCGCGAAATCATCGAATTCGGAGGCAGTGAAACTGGCGAATCTGAAGGCCAGTCGTTCGCAGAATCATTCACCATCACCGCCTGAACCCATGAAAACCCATACCCCCGGACCTTTCCCGCTCAAAATCACGAAAGCTGACGACTTTTTCGTCATCATCACGAATCAGGGAAACCATTACGCGAAAACTTTCGACCCTACCGCCGCCCATTTAATCGCTTCCGCCCCCGATCTTCTCTCCGCGCTGGAACGTCTCGCGCACCCTATGGCCGACGATGACGATCTGGACTACGCTCGCGCCATCATCGCGAAGGCGAAAGGACAACAACCGTGAAGCACGCCCATAAGCCGAAGCATTTCGTCAGTCGCTGTTTCGCTGGTCCGGTTGATTCCTATCGTCCGAATCCTCGCGCTCACGGCTGGACGACAATCGAGCAGACTTGCCGGTGCGGATCGACGCGACTGGTCAACGCGAACCAGCAGCAATTCGAAATAGGTTACTGGCAAACGTCCGAAGAAACTTACGAACAATGAACCTTTCCGAAATCAAAGCGGCGGTCCTATCCGGTCGAAAAGTCCATTGGAAATCCGGCGCGTACGAAATCACGACTGATCGCCACGATCAATGGTTCGTCGTTTGCCGCTCGACGGGAGGATGTTGGGGCTTAACATGGACGGACAACGTGACGGTAAATGGCGAACCCGACGACTTTTTCGTCGCATAAGACCTTCCCGCGCATCAAATCGCATAAAAATCACTCAATCGCGCATCAAATCATGCATCCACTGCTCCTATCCGCGCTCATTCAGATCGAATCCCACGGAAATGACCTCGCTCGCGGCAAACACGGCGAACTTGGCGCGCTCCAGATCAAGCCGATTATGGTAAGAGATGTTAACCGCATCATGGGTACATCCTACGCGCACGCCCAAGTCACCAACCGCGCCGTCGCGACGTTCATCGCCCACGCATACCTAAGCCATTACGGACGCAATCTCAGCGACGAATCGCTGGCGCGCATCTGGCAGGGTGGGCCACGAGCCATCCATCGTTCCTCCTCCCGCGCCTATGGCCGTCGCGTCATGCGAAAACTTTCCTCTCTCGAAACCAGTCAAACAACAGCAAGAAAATGAAACTAACCATTCAATCCCGCGACAACGCCCAGACCATCGTCGATCTGTTCAACGCCATCCTAACCGGCGAGGAGCAAGAACACGGCGCAACCCCGCTCAGCATTTACGACGACAACAAACATATCTGCTCGCTCATCGCGAAAGACGGCACTCAAATCCTCGAACTCATTATTGAACGCGAGGATGGCGACAGGCTCCTCCAGATCGGTGAAGTGGAGGAACTCAAGTGATTTTACCAAAAGACCAAATCGATCCGGTTGCACATCTCCGCGAAATCGCAAGATCTGACAAATTCCATATTGATGATCCAGATGGAGGAATTTTGATGTCAACCGCTTTCATGCTGGAGACTTGTCTTCGCGCCGCCGAACTGCTGGACGACTCGCTTTTTTACGCGCAGATGTATCAGGACAAATCGCTGGAAGGATTGTCTCGACGCGAGAAGATGATCAAGGAATCTCAAACGATCATCGACCTCATCCGCACCGGAGAACTGTATCCATGAGCCGCAACCTGTTCGCGAAACCGATCTATAAGGTACAGCTATCCGGCGCGATTGGCTGGAGCGACATGAAGGAGCGGGTCGTCAGTTACCGCACGGTCGAATTCGAGTCGCGCAAGGATGCCGAACGAGCGGCGCGTGAACTAAACCCCGGCGAGTACACGCAAGGGCGGATTCGCGTCGTGCCGGTCGAATTGTCGGAGGACTACGATATCTATCCGGTCGTCGAGCGAATCCAATCCTCGGATAACTTTTCGCCGGATAAAAAGTAGGCCAATAAACCTCATTCGCACCATGCCATTTCATCGATTCGATTCTAGCGCGGACACACGCGAAACCGTCCG